CCTGGGCAAGAGCCCACGCGAGGCTGTAGAGATTGCCTGCCTGTACGACACCAGCTCGCACGGGCCAATCGATGAGATGAAATTGGAGAGAAACCGTGGCACTAAAAAAATTTAGTGACGAAGAAATAATTGCAGCGATGAAAAAGTTTGGTAGCTCCAAGCTTGCCGCTGAACACATTGGTATATCTGTCCGGGCGCTCTGCCACCGCAAGGCAAAAATTCAAGAACAATATGGCGTTGTGTTGCCAGCTTACTCAGCGAAACAACACACGGTTGCCAACACATACATTCCAGATAACCGCAGGGTTATTCAGCACACGGTAGACAATGGCCATGTGTTCATTGCTAGCGATTGCCACTACTGGCCAGGCGAGGAGACGGTAGCTCACAAGGCGTTTGTCAAATTGCTAACTGAGTTCAAGAGTAAAACGGTGATCCTCAACGGGGATGTCTTTGATGGGGCCAGGATAAGCCGCCACGCTACATTGATGGGTACTAACCCCCCTACTCCAAAACAAGAAATTGAGGCGTGTCAAGACCGATTAGATGAGATTGCAAAGGCATCCAAGAACGCAATTAAATTATGGACCTACGGTAATCATGACCTACGTCTGTTTAATTTTGTGGCCCAGCACTCACCAGAACTATCTGAGTTCAGCGATTTGTTTTCGTACTTCCCGGGGTGGCACACAGGGTGGAGAATAGAGATAAACAACTCTGTTGTGATCAAGCATCGCTGGCACAACGGGCAACACGCAACATATAACAATGTCTTAAAAGCTGGCAAAAGTATTGTCACAGGACACCTGCATAAACTGATGGTCACTCCGTGGAGTGATTACAACCCAGGAAGAAGGTATGGGGTGGACACAGGAACCCTTGCGGAGCCTACTGGAGACCAATTTGTCTATTTAGAAGAAAACCCCGTTAACTGGTGTGCGGGATTCGCGGTGCTCACATTTGAAAACGGCAAGTTGCTACCGCCAGAACTGTGTGAGGTGATCGATGGCGTAGCCTACTTCAGGGGCCAACGCGTATGAGCCCGTGGCTTATTATTTTTGTGGGATGTATCTACGCCTACATAGGATTTGAACAGGGCACCAAGGGCAATCTAGCGATGGCCATTGTGTTTGCCGGGTACGCCTTTAGCAACATTGGTTTATATCTCGCAACGAAAGGATAACGATGCTACCAATAGCAGCTCTGCTCTCAATCGGAGAGAAAGTTTTAGACAAGGTTCTGCCTGATCCAGGCGCAAAGGCAGAGGCCCAGGCCAAGCTCATGGAGATGGCACAGAAGGGCCAGCTCGCGGAGCTTGAATCTCATGTCAAGGAAATGGATTCAGCTCGCAAGCGCGAGATTGAGATTGCCACCAGCGCAGCTGCTCCAATACTTAACAAAATTGTTACACCCATTTTGGCGCTCGGCACCGTGGGGCTCACGTTCATTTTGTTTGCGGTCATTATTTTTGTAGACGTTGACGCTAACTCTAAGGACATTCTGATCTATGTCCTGGGTGCGCTGACTAGCGCAGTCACAATGGTGCTCGGCTATTACTTTGGATCGAGTGCGGGGTCAAAAGAAAAGAGCCAGCAACTCGATGAGATCTTGGAGAAAAGGAAATGAACCTGACGGCCAACTTTACGCTGTCTGAGATGGTTAAGAGCGAGACAGCTCTGCGCCACGACATGGACAACACGCCAGGCGAGGCAGAGATTGCGTCTCTGCGCCTGCTGTGCGAGAAGATACTCCAGCCGGTACGCGAGCACTACGGCAAGGGTGTCAAGGTCAACTCAGGCTTTAGGCACCCCGAGGTCAACGCCAAGGTGGGCGGCTCCAAGACCTCGGATCATTGCAAAGGGCAGGCCGCCGACATCGAGATACCAGGCGTGGCCAACGCAGACCTGGCCGCGCACATTGTTGATACCTACAAGTTCACCCAGGTCATTCTAGAGTTCTACACGCCTGGGGTGCCTGATAGCGGGTGGGTTCATGTGAGCTACGACCCGGCGAACCTGAAGAACCAGGTTCTAACAGCAACCAAAGAGGACGGGAAGACGGTCTATCTCCCCGGCCTTGTTGCTTAGTTCTTCTCAGCTGCGGCCATCTCTTTGAGCGGTGTCACAAACTTGGCCAGAGCGGCGGTGAGCTCCATGCGCTGCTCGACTGACAGTTTCTTGAGTGGCTCCGCGTTAGAGTTTCTCAACTTATGTAGTCCATCGAGCCTGGCTTGAGCTGATGCCTTACCAGCTTTTGCGACCTTACCAACGAGCTCTAGATAGCTTGCAACCCAGCTATCGGCGTTCTCGCAGGGTCTCGGATCGCCACCAGGAATCTGGAGATCCCACGCAACGGTTGTCTCGATGGCCTCGGACAGCTCCACCGGCTCCGCGATCTCTTCCGGTGGCTGATCCAACGATTCGGATTGTGTTTGTAACTCCTCAGATGGTGTTTTGGTGGCGGGAGGAGCAAGAGCATCTAAAGGATTAGAGGGCCGTGGCGGGGTTATGTCTTTCTCCCCCTGGCTCGGATAGTCTTGCGCCTCTTCAACGGTAACCAGACCCTTTAAAACATCTGGAAAGGCATCTCGCAGGGCAAACCCACGGGCTCTCATCTGCATCATGCGCTTGGGGTACGCCTGCCAGGGGCCAGCCTTGCCCCAGAGCCCAGCTCTCTTAGCATCCTCAACCGAGAACTTAACTGTGACCGGCGTGCGGCCCTTGCGCCTGGCTACGCAAATGGCCACCGGGTTGGGGCTGCCCTCGCCCTCAAAGTATTCCTCGATGTTCTCGCAGACGGGGCTGGCCTGCACTAGTGCCATTGCTGCGTCTCCGTAAACGCTGGGCTTGCCATTGATGCAGGCAATGTTCTGCAACGCCTGGAGCGGTGCCAGACCCAGCTCGCGGCCCCATTGCACGGCCACCAGTACATCTTCTGGCTTGCCCTGGTAAGCCTTGGGAACCATCTGTGACTTGGCCAGCATCTCAGAAAAGCGCATGGCCTCATCGAGGGTGACGGGCGCAAAGCCCTGGTTACTTGTTGTTGCTAGTTGCATTTTGTTTCTCCTCGGTTGCGTAAGTATCTATTGTTGTCAACATCACAGTCACGAGCGCGTCCACCACATCCATTGCCCGGTCTCTGTTCATAAAGCTGCCCGGTGTTCGGTTGGCAGCGTCAAAGCATAGCGCCTGCAACTTGAGAGCTGCTTGCAGGCGTGCGTTCATAAGCTTTTGATCCTCCCGGTTCATTTCCGCACCTTGATTTTTAGTGTGGACTGACGCACCACACGAGCCTCTTTGGCTGGCGTGATCCGAGATGGCTGGGCCTCATAGTGGCGCATGGGCCAGTAGATCTCATGCTTGCTAGTTTGGCCATGCGTGTTCTTGCCCAAAATTTCTTTGAGCTTTTTCTCGGCATCGTCAATTTCCTTTTCAGCTGCCTCGATTTTCTTCTTGGCCTCAAGAATGCTGTGCGCCCAGTAGTCTTCTTCCTCGCCCAGGTAGACCACTTCATCGTCCTGGTTGCCCACCGGGAACATCCGATTGGCATCAGCGGAATCCTTGGGCGGGTACCAATCGATAACCTTGGTCTCTCGATACTTTTGCAGCTTTTCCTCAAACTCGATTACCGCACGCGAGATCATGGCTAATGTGGGCTCATGCCTGGCAAATAGGAATATCCGCATCTTGGTTCCCTTGTAGAGCGTACACACAGCCCCCCAGCTGGCCCCAAAGCAATCCATCTGTGCCTGGAGCTGCACCGGGCCGCGATAAAGCGGTGGCGCGTCTTCTACGTCAGCTGCGGTGAGCTTAGCCTCCATGATGCCCACGCCATCAAGCTTGATGCTGGGTTGGCCCATGACGTAGATGCCCAGGTCTGGATTGGTCTCGACCACCAGGCCGCGGCCATCAGATGTGCCATCGAGCGAACAGGCAAGCTTGAGCAGCTTGTGGTGATAGGGTGCCTCATGGTCGAGCTCTAGGTTGTCAAGCCCTAGCCTTTCAGCTGCGCGGATCAGAATGCGGCCCTCTAGATCGTTGCCCCACTCCATCGATTCATTGGTAATGTTCTCGCGCTCAAGACCGTCAATGGCCCGAATGCAGGTCTGTAAGCTGTCGTTGGGAGTTGAGTAGTCAGAGATGCCCAGAATGGCCGGGAGCATGGAGGCGCTGGCCTGATCGTCTGGTGTTACTTTTCCGTAAGCTTTCATTTCTTTTTTCCTTTTGATTTGATTAATCGATAGCTGGCGTACCGCTTGCCGTTGCTGTAAATCATGGTGGTGTGAATGTTGTGGCCAATATCGCGCAGCTCTGCGATCCTGGCCGCCAGGCGAAAGCATTGGCACCCGGCCAACGCATCAATAGGCGTAACGTGAACACCGCGTTGCAGCTCCTCAAGAATCCACTCATTTTGTCTCATAGAGTGAGCTCCTCAGACAAACATTGCGGTCAAGATCACAGCCGCCAGGCACACGGCTGCGATCACCTTGAGCCAGGGCGGGTCATCCTCCTGGGCCGGCTCCACCGGCAGGTTGTCGCGCCAGCTGCGTGCAAAGTTGGTACGCGGGTCGATGAAATGGTCTTGCTTTACTTTTCTCATTGACTTTCTCCTCAGATTAAGCAGCTAGCCGCTGCAATAGGTTGGATACCTGCGATGGTGACCAGGTGGTACCGCCGCGGGGGGTCTGCACGCTCTCGGCCTGGAGCTGCTTGGCGATTGCGCGTAGGGATGCCGCACCCATCTTGGCTACGATTGAGCGAACAATCGGTGCCACGGTGGCTGCGTAATCATCAGCTGCCTGGGCGGTGACTGCACCACCAGCTGATGGGTTGGGTGAGCCCAGGCGCACGCCACGGGCCTTGGCTGCGGCCAGGGCTGCTTTGGTACGGCGAGCTATTTCCTCGCGCTCATGCTGTGCGACCACAGCTCGGATACCAAATTCCAGCGTGCCTGCGTGCGGCATATCTGCTGCCACGATATCGACACCGGCTTTACGCAACGCAAGCAAGAAAGCTGCATCACGCGACAGGCGGTCAATCTTGGCAATCAGAATGGCTGCATTGTGTTTGCGGCATTGCTCAAGCGCAAGCGCCAACTGTGGGCGCTGATCGACTTTGCCAGATTCAATCTCGGTGAACTCAGCGATGATGCTGTCGCGGTAGCTCGCAACAGCTGCCTGCTGGGCCTCGAGGCCGAGGCCAGATTGGCCCTGCTTGTCTGTGCTGACACGGTAGTAGGCAATGTATTTGGTAGTCATTTTCAATCTCCCTCCTGGGTAGTTGATGGGGGCCGAAGCCCCCGGTGATTAGAAGTTGATGGAATTAAATCCGTACGGGGCCACATAAACTACTTCACCAGAATCGGCCAGGATGATGTCTCCAACCGACAACGAGTGCATGGGAGCGAAGCGCTCGATGCTCTTTTCTGGGCCTATATTGCCGATTTCAAAAACATCGTTCAGAGAATCGGCCTCGATGACTGCGACCTTTTCGTACAGATCGCGAGCAGCTGCTATTGCCTTGTCGGTGGGCGACATGATGGTGTCCAGGTACAGTTCACGAACGGCGTTGTTGTCGTACTGTGCATCGGACAAATTAATTTGGAAAACTGTGTACTTTTGCATTTTCAATCTCCTGGTTGGTAGTTGACGGACACAGATATCTGCGCCCAGACCAGAGTGGAGCACATGAGATATCTGCTTGTCAACCCCCTATTGCAAAAAAGATATCCACAGGTATATCCTTGCGGTATTTAACCGGAGGGGATATATGGCCACAACAGAGTTTTCGGGTTTCTACTTTCGCCTGCGCCCACAGGCCAGGCACCTGCTAGCGGCTGCCAGCAAGAAGTTGGGCAAGGATCGCACGGCTATCTTGCATGAGCTCATCGAGACCCACCTGGCCGAGCACCTGGAGGTGGGTGACCGGATAGATGCTTTGATGGCCAACATTCCGGTGGTAGATATTCCAGAGGTGAAAGCCTGATGAACGGCAGGGGCAGGCGTAACAAGGGTGCGACAGGCGAACGAGAGCTAGCTGCAATATTGACTGAGCAGCTGGGGTTTGAGGTCAAGCGCAAGCTTGGCCAGGCGAGGGACGGTGGCCACGACATCGAGATAGGACGATTCTGCATCGAGGTCAAGCGCCAGGAACGGTTGGCCATCGAGGATTGGTGCCGCCAGGTTGAGCTCTCGGTTACCACCAGCTCAGAAATCGATTCTGAGGGCTCTGTGGGCTCGCCTGTGCCGGTGGTGATCTTTAGACGCTCTGGGCAACCCTGGAGAGCCGTGGTGCCTCTGGATTGGTTTTGTAAGGCCGTGAGGGAGGATCTCAATGCCTAACTCGCTATACCAGCACGTTACCAGGCGTGAGGAAGAATTGTTGGGAACCAGGTGGTGCTCGCATTGCAGGCACCGAAGACAAGCAGCGGGAGGGGTATGGAAACTATTGAACCAGGGCAAGAACAGAAGGTGGCAATGCGCGACCTGCGTGGAGAACCAGAAGGGTCGAGCTGTGCCGACTGCAAGAACGTAAGTTTCAGGGGATGGTTTTTATGGTGTCGATACTTTGATAAGCCAACGACCGGGAGGGTCAACGGATGTTCCGCATACCAGCCAGAGTGACGAGTTACGTTGCCGGTCTTGCGGCTGTGTGCACCCTGATTCTCGGATGGTCAATCTGTCTTACGGTGGCTCTGCTGGGAATTATTCTGAAAAGTTTTACTTGCACGGAGAGGCTGCGTGGGTACTCAAGAGATATCGCACCAAAAAGACCCGCCTGGCTTACCTCGATGCTGTGGAAGAGAAAAGAGGGCGAACCGCCCGAATGGCGTTACGGGAAGAGATGGTGAAAATATGGGAACACAAACAAACACAGCGCAAGTGATCGAGTTCAAGCTGCCCAAACGGCCCAAGATAATTGAGAAGCAGGCACCGCCTGACCAGAGGAAGTTTGCCGTGGTTCCGATGCGAGCTGCGCTGGACACCGAGCTGCAGGGGTTCTCGGTCAAGGTCTTGGTGCTCTTGTGCTCATATGCCAACAGGGCTGGGATTACATGGGTTGGCCAGCAAAGGATTGCGGAGCACTTGCAGGTATCCAAGCAGCAGGTAGCGAGAGCTATGAAGCAGCTGCGAGACCGTGGCCACATTGAGGTGATGAGCAAGGGATTCAGAGGCGAGCGAGCCAACACGACCAGGGTGATCTATGACCCAGAGATCAAGGCCAATGATGCGATAGCTATCACCAGCGGCCAGGAAGACACCAGGCCACCGGAGACAAGGCGCAGGGAAACCAAAGAGATGGCCCAGCAAGGAAAGGATGTAACCCGACCGGGAAATAACCAGCCATCACAGGCCAACAAAGCGCCAAACTTACCCGACCAGGAATTTGAGTTCACAGAGGAGGAGATGGCCGCCAACAGAAAGCGGCTGCGAGAGATGCTCGGAGGATTGGCAGGTAGGGACGGATTTCATTACAACAGACCCGAGAAACTAGGAGACATGATGTCTAGGAAACCAAAGGCAAAACCAACACCAAAGACACCTCACATAGACAACACACAGGTTGTCAATGAAGAGGCTCACATAGACAACATCATAGACAACACAGGTGTTGTCCAAACACAGAAAAACATAGGTTATGAAGAGGTATTAAGTATTTATGAAGATATAAGTAAACATAGGTTTTCTAATGTTAGGACAACACGGATCGATGAGGTTGACCTGCGATGCGCTGCGATCATGTGCGAGGTTGGGGTTGGCCGCCAGAAGTTCATCGATGCCTGCCAAACCATGCCGGTCTGCCTACGGTTGTCCGAGGTCTGCGAGCAATTGGCAGGGGAGGCTACAGGATTCTGATGCCTCTAGGACGCGAATACAGACCCGTGGTTGGCTCCGTAGATGTGAGTGGCTACCCTTGCATACCCAGGTTAGCGCAAAGCCTCCTAGAGCCCGCTATGCGATTCCGTACAAAGGCATACGTTCCTATGCGTTTGGACACCGGTGGGAGGGGTGGGCAATGCGATCCTGGCCGTCTGCGGGAGGGGTACCTATGGCCCCCCCGGTGTGGGCCTGTGCGTATGGGTGTACCCCTCAAATTTTCCCCATATTTTCATGGCACAGGTTTTTGACTTTACTTGGAGGAGATGTATGACGATGGAAGATATCTTGCGTGACTTTGTGTTGCAATTGCTACGCAGAGGATTTACCGTGGCACAGATTGCAGAGGCCCTGGCAGCTCAGAAGATAGCTCTGATGCAGGCTGACGAATACCTGTCTGCAATCAAAGAATCAGATCAACAACCTTGAGGAGATATACACATGGCGTATGAGATGAAACCTGGTCAGGGGTCTGCCTGGCCAAACGAGAAGAGAACTGAGGATTGGCATTCTGCTTTCCGGGGTAAGGTGATGCTGCCAGACGGCAAGACCCATTGGCTGGACATCAACCCTAAGAACTCGGATGGCAAGACCTGGTACCAGATAAAGATTGGCAAAGAGGTGGCAGCCCAGGGCGATTCCTACTCAGCTGCTCACAAACCTTTCCCGGCCCAAGACCAGCACAACAAAGCCAAGGCAAACGGATTTAAAGACCTTGACGAAGATATACCGTTCTGATGGCCAGACCTAAGTCGCGTATATCCGAGCAGGTGCCCAGCCTCAAGAACTGGGGCGGGGTGCGCTCGATCTCCAGGCGCATGGAACGCTCGGCCACCATCATAGAAAACCGAGAGGCCATTGCGTTTTCCTTGCTGTGCATGGCCAACACTAAGATCACAGATATCCTAACTTGGGACGAGGACGGAAATGTCAAGGTTAAAGCGGCAAGTCAAATTCCAGATCACGCCTTGCAGGCAATCAAAAATATCAGGGTCAAGCGTGAGAAGGATGGTTCGCAGACGCTTGACGTTGAACTCTACGACAAGGTTGGCGTGCTCCGTTTACTTGCTAAAGCGTCTGGATTACTTGATAACCCGGACGATGGATCAGATAAACCGTCAGTCATAGGCATCAACGTCCAGGCTCCTGAACCCATCGATGTGGAGGTGAAAGATGAAACAAGATTGGATCAATAGCGTTGCCCACCTAAACGCACAAAGCGCAGGCATTTTCTTGCTTTCAATGATTGCTTTGATTGCAGTAGTAATCATCATAGATATACGAAAAGAGAATGACAAAAACTAAAGAGCGCAGTCAAAAACAAATCCCATCTACCGGGCTAAATTTAAATTTTTCAAGGTCTCCGTCTGTCTGGGGTTTCTTGCAGTCTGACGCATTTGTCCGTGGGCTGATGGGGCCGGTGGGGTCTGGTAAGAGCTATGCCTGTGCAGCTGAAATAATGATGCGAGCGGTACGGCAAAAGCCCAGCCCGGTGGATGGCATCAGATATACCCGGTTTGTGATCGTGCGTAACAGCTACCCGGAGCTGAAGACCACAACAATCAAGACCTGGCAAGACCTGTTTCCAGAGAACACCTTTGGCCCGATGCTGTGGACACCACCCATCACTCACCACATACGCCTGCCGTCCAGGGAAGGCGCATCTGGGATCGACTGCGAGGTAATCTTCCTGGCGCTCGATCAACCCAAAGATGTGCGAAAGCTGTTGTCCTTAGAGCTTACCGGCGCTTGGGTCAACGAGGCCCGAGAGCTGCCAAAAGCGGTGATCGATGGCCTCACCCACCGCGTAGGCCGATACCCAACCAAGCGCGATGGTGGGGCCACCTGGCACGGTATCTGGCTCGACACCAACCCGATGGATGATGACCATTGGTATTTTCGTATGGCCGAAAAAGAAAAGATGACCGGCCCATATGCATGGAAGTTTTACAGGCAACCAGGCGGGGTGATCGAGGTATCTCCAAGCGACCTACCAGAAAACCCAGAGGCCAATGACCATATCTTTTCTGCTGGCCGGTGGTGGAAATTAAACCCCAAGGCAGAGAACGTGGGCAACCTACCGCCAGGCTATTACCAGCAGATGCTCCTGGGCAAAAACCTAGATTGGATTCGCTGCTATGCCGAAGGCCAATACACCTACGTCCAAGAAGGCAAGCCCGTCTGGTCTGAGTACGATGACAACCTGATGAGTGGCGAGGTGGACTACGACCCATCCATACCGCTACAGGTTGGCCTAGACTTTGGTCTTACGCCAGCTGCGGTCATAGGTCAGCGGCTCGCTAACGGGCGTTGGATAGTTCTGCATGAGATTGTGACTTTTGATATGGGCCTGGAGCGGTTCGGCCAGCAGCTCCTGGCTGAGTTGAATGCGAGGTTTCCAAAGGCGCAGCTGATGGTCTGGGGTGACCCCGCTGGTATGCAGAGGGACGCGATCTACGAGGTCACCGCTTTTGACCACCTGAGAACCCTGGGGCTGCGAGCTCAACCCACGCCATCTAACGACTTCAAGGTCAGGCGTGAGGCAGGTGCCGCCCCGATGCAGCGGCTCATAAACGGCAAACCTGGATTGATTGTCAATACGCAATGCAAGCTCCTCCGAAAATCATTAGCCGGTGGATATCATTTTAAACGCGTATCGGTTGGCGCAGGTCAGGAAAGATTCAGAGATAGCCCAAACAAAAACGAACACTCACACGTTGGTGACGCATTCGGATATCTGCTGCTTGGCGGCGGCGAACACCGGCGCATGACTAAGAGTGCTTTTGCTCAAAACACACAGATAGCTCAAACGGTGGTCAATGCCGACTTTGATGTCTTTACAACTCGCTGAGAAACTCAACGACCAACGCAGAAGAACGGGTCTGTTCTTTATGCCCTTTCACAAACACCACGCTACCAGGATAGATATCAAGTCCGAGGAAGTGCTGGTTGTGGCCAATCGAGAAGAGGCCATCGAGGTCTTTGACCAACAGGAACAGATGGGCGCAGCTGTTACCGCTTTCGTTTACAACCAGCCGGCAGCTATCTTTGGGTTTGTTTCAATCTGGAAGGGCGTTGCCGAGGCGTGGCTAGTTGCGGATGACGTTATGAGATCAATGCCGGTTACCTTTACCAAGGCCGCAATACAAACCTTAGATATCTCTGCGATATCTATGGGATTGCATCGAACACAAATAACCGTTAGATCTACGGATACACGGGCGTACAAATGGGCATCAGCAGTTGGATTCAAAGAGGAATGCCTGATGCGAAAGTACGGAACGGACGGCGTAGATTATTTTTTAATGGCGAGGTAAAGCATGAGCGGGATGTTTAAAAAACCAGACACCAGCGCACAAGAGCGAGCTATCGAAGAGACCCGTAAAGAAAATGCGCGTCTCAAAATCCAGGCCGAAGAAGAGCGCCGGGAACTTGGCGAGCAGGCTGCATCAAAGCGCATGGCCAGATTACGCGGTGGTTCTCGAATGTTGTTATCGAGTACGCGTTTAACGCCAGAGCAGGGTATTCAGACACTAGGTTCATCTAACACGGAGGTGGCTTAATTATGGGCGGGACAATTAGAAAACTTACTGGGCAAGACGAAGTAAAAAGAAAAATGGAAGAATCAGCACGACAAGCAGCTGCTGAACAGGCAGCCTCCGCAGAATCTGCAAAATTAAAAGCAAAAACACCCGGGGTTGAAGAAGATCGGGCAGCTCGCCGCCGCGCTCGCCGTGGTGGAAGAGCTTTGTTATCTGAAGAGCGTTTGACACCAGAATCTGGTGTTGGCCAATCAACGCTCGGTGTTGGGCAAATGTAAAGGAAACCACAATGCCAAATAAAGACAAGATGCAAAAGAAGGTTGCTACCGTGATGCGTGAATACTCCAAGGGCAAACTAAAGTCTGGCTCTGGGCAGAAGGTTAAAAGCGAGCAGCAGGCCAAAGCTATTGCCATGAGCGAGGGCCGAAAAGCTGGAGGGTACGGAAAATGAAACCCGGCCTCTATGCCAATATCCATAAAAAGCGTGAGCGCATAGCCGAGGGTTCTGGCGAAAAAATGCGTAAGCCTGGCGCACCAGGCGCACCAACCGCAGAGGCTTTTAAGAAAGCGGCTAAAACCGCAATGAAGCCCAAGAAGTAATGGCAACCCAGTACGTCACTAGGGAATCCATGAATACAAAGTCACGCCATGTGACTTTGACCTACATGGATAAAGACGAAGGCCAAAGAGTAATTGGATCGTCTGACCCATTGCCAGCAATTGACATCAACCACCTGCGCTTGCACGAGGGTAGGGCTTACTATGTGTATCACACACATAAAGATGCTGGGAGATTGGCTGTTGGCTCAAGTATTAACATTGCCATAGCATTTCCAGCTGGCGTATATGCCCACTCTGTTTTGGATTATCAATGCGGTGGTGAGGCTGAGATTTATGTTTATGAATCTCCAACAACTAGCGGCGGCACGGCCATGACCATTCATAGGCGTAACCGAGCTTTA